ATCAACTTGTCCCGGTTGGAAGTGGCAGTTTATACCAGGACCACAAGGATCTATAGATATATCTTTTCCTTTTTGATCAAAATATGGATATGTAGCACGATAACATGATGCTCTTGCTTTTGAATAAGCATCATAAGCTTGACTACTTTGTGCAGCACTTCCACACCAACAACATCCGGCTTCTTGACTTGTTAACATCGGGGCAGAAAAAGCAGGCATATGTGATACATAACCTATTTGGTTTTCTGTTAATCGTACATTTACTCTATTAAAAACAGAATCTCTTACACCACCATGTATATGTGGAAATGGAACACATGCACAAGGAAAGATGGGGTTTGTTTGTCTAGGAGGATAAAATCCCAAATAACATTGAAACATACTATTATTTTCAGCAGCACCGGCATATTCTTTTTGAAATGCCCATTGTTGACATGAATTTTGAGCAGTTTCAAATCCTTGTTGATTACCATTTTCATCCAATGCTCTACGATATCCCAAAAACCCATTACATTGATTTACATATACATCAAAATCAAATGAATATTCTCTTGGATGCCATGTTAAATAACAACCTGAATATTTGTATGCAAACACAATAGGTTCTGCATCATTCATCCAAGATTCATAAAAATCACCTGTACAACACGCACGAGCACAATACGTATGTGGGTCTGTGCTAAGATCTCTATTTCCACTATTCCACTCACCCTGGTCTGAACCACATGGTGGTGCATCTGGATCAACACCACCATTAGCAGATCTTTGATTTGGAATTTGATTTGTAAGCGTTTCTTCTGTTGAAGAATTTTTATCTGTACTTGTTAATTTATTTGATAATCCACTTCGATATACATTATCTGACTTAGCCCCAAAAAAATTATTTTTAAGTGTATTTCGTAGAGAAAATCCAATCTTATTTTTTATATTAATTAATTTAAAATCATTTGATGATTCATTATTATTGTTTAGATTAGCCTGTTCGGGTGGACATCCACAACAACAATTACAACCAGGCTCATTATTATTATTAAAAAATCTTCTTGCTGATTGTCTTGGGGTTCCCGGACGAGGAGTATATAGAGCAATCCAATCATCTGGACTAACTTCGGCAGTTTCTGCCATAGAAGTTCCATATAATGTTATAAAATCTTTGTAAAAAGTAGGATTACAACAAAAAACTGTATTAGGATTACAACAACAAGCATTTTTAGGCATTAAAAGATCTCACAACCTATTTAGGCGTAAAAACATAAGACCCCCATTACTGGAGGTCTTGTGTCTAACAAAAATTTTACAAATTTTACCGACTGCGTGAGCGAACAACTCGGTAGTGTGCACGACCCTTAACGGTCTCACGAACTACAGTATACTTGAGATCCATACGATCAAAAGCCTCACGAAGGTTGCTCATAGTTGCGCGCATATTTGCAACCTTAAAACGCTTACGGGCTTCACATGCATTCAGAGGAGTACCATTTCGCATATAATCAAACACTCTCTGAATCTTAGTCGGACGGTCAACAGTAGTAATATCCATAGAACTTTCCTTTCTTATAAGAAGTTGCTATACTATACACTCTATATTTGACCTGTCAAGTGATTATTATAAATAATACTGACTGAGGAGGACTTTATGGAACAGATGAGTCATCAGTTTATAAAATTTGTACGTCAGCATCTTGCCCAATATGGTATGAAACTTATTATTGGACGTGGTAAATGCGTAAATGTAGACGGTTTTCGCTGTTCTGGGTGTTTTGATGAGTCTGGAAAGGCCATTCGTATTGCCAGACACTGTAATCAATTTTTACATGTGCTAGTTCATGAATATTGTCATTTTTTACAATATATCAATAGCAGTAAAGTATATGAAAAGTCATATAAAGCCTCAAATATTGTAGATGGTTGGCTAAAAGGTAAAAATTATGCACCTAAAGATGTTAAAAGAGCATTCTTTATCGTACGTTCCATGGAAAGAGACTGTGAAAAACGAGCCGTTCGGTTAATTAATGAATTTAAATTAAAAATTGATACAAAAATGTATTCCAAACGGGCTCACGTGTACATCTATAGTCATTTCATGATGGAAAAATCACGAAAGTTCTATTCTTTTAAACAAGATCCATATTATAGCAAATGCGTTCTACGCATCATGCCATCTAATATGGCTGTTCTAAGTCATGTATCTATTCCATCAAAAGTTTATTCTGTTTTAGAATCTTTGATGAAGTGACGTTGAGCATATTTGGCAACAAATTTAGTAAATGGTTGTTCCCCATAGGGCCAGCGATCAATCGGATCCATAAATCCATATTGAATTAGGTCATCGATATGTTCATCCATCATGGAAAGTGTTACATCATCTACATTCCATTTGAGTTCACCATCGTAATCTATTGATGGTTCTTCTGCTGCATTATGTTCTGCAACAGCAAGATCGGAGATCTTGGCAAGATTTCCAAGAATTTCTAATGATTTAGCACATTGATAAAAAAGATCCTTGTTGATAGGATCTTCTTCTTTGCGTGCTAGTTTTCGGACTTCGTACACTAGTTCTGAAATTTTCATATTAACTCCTATAACAAGGTTACAATAATATTTATAGAAGATGTACACCTTCATCATTGGTATAGTATATTTTATGAAAAGCTTCGTCACACCATTTAGCACATATTGGACATGGCTTAGAGTTTCTATAGTTACCAAATCTATTAAAACGAAAATTAAGAAGAGTTAATTTTTCTCCTCTTAACGATTTTGGAATTTTTCTGTAGGCATCAAGTTCTGAGTGCATATCAGAACCACGATATCCCAAACGAAAAGTATCGGGGTGGGTCTTAAATACATTCTGACCCACCGCGATAATTTTCCGCTTATAGATTACTAATGAGATGTGTTTCTTTTGTCTCTCCATTGCCATTGAAAGGGGTTTGGCAATAGGAACAAAATTTTCAATCACATGATCTATATTCATATTTTACACAGACAACTTCAGCTGTGAGAGTGGATCCACACCCTTACCAGAAGTAATAATTCCCTTATTGAGACTACTATCATACTGAGCCTTGAGTTCATCAAGTGGCTCAACTGTAAAGGCAATAAAGGTATTAGGAATTGTTACACCTTTTGAAGCCTTACTATACATCATCCAAGGCATAAGACCAATTTGACCTTGTTGCATGGGTACAAGAATTGCAGGATCCTTTAAAGTCCATGATGTGTCATTTTCAGTGAATCGTGATAAAATCTCTTCGCCAGAATTAAGTCTAAATATCTTTACATTACTCATAGTGGGTTCCTTTGTATAATATAATTATATCACTTCTAATAACAATAGCAAGCAACAATTACATGAAAACATTTAAACAATATTTGGCTGAAGGTAATGAAAATGTGCAATGTGATATTAATGGGATATGCAAGGTTATTAAAGGATACGAGTCTGCTGGAAATGAAGAGAAAATTTTAGGTGTATATAAAGATAGTAAAAAATTAGATACTATTGGTCACGGACATTTGGTAACACCACAATCAGAAGAAATTTTTAAAGAAGTGTTTCCAGAAGAACACAAAAAAGATCCAAATTTTGGATCTAATGTTTTGCGGAAAGGTGGAAGAATAACACCAGAACAGGCTGATGCGTTAATGTTAAGAGATGTTACAAAACGATTACCAACAGTTAAAAAACTTGTTCCAAAGTTTGAAACATATTCTCCAGAATTACAAGCACATCTTGCATCAGAAGATTTTAGAGGTATGTTGCGTAAATCACCAAAGGCAGTAAAATATTTAAATGCAGGTCAATATGCTGAAGCAGGTAAAGAATTTTTAGATGCAGATGATTATAGAAATTCTGTAAAAGAAAAAACCGGTATTGCTGCAAGAATGAAAGCATTATCAGATGCTATGGTGTCTGAACCAACTCGTCAGAAGAAACCTGCGAAGTAAACCACTCTGGTGCATTACCAAGTTTCCACTTAGCAAATCTGGCTTTCTCTCCAAGATAATATGCACGATATGCGGCTACTGCATCAACGTTCTTATATTGTTCTGGCATTGCTTGTGCAAAGTCAGTACAAATATTATTTGGAAGATTGCTAGGTGAATTGTGCTTAAACCAATGTGCCATACTAGTAGACTTATGAATCTTCTCATATCTAGCAGTATATTCTTCAGTCAATTCAAAGGTGTGATTGGCTAACCAATAATAATTGGACTTAGATGCTCGTGCCCAAATAGTGCACGGATGATTATGAAAACATGGCTTGTATAATGCTGGCTTGTTATCTTGTACAACATCTAAAGAATGAACTGTTGAAAGCATTTGACAACCTTCAAGAATCATTTTGACAACATGTTTATCACACATCATTTGTGCAGCGACATATGGGTCTTTATCTAAAACAAAAATATTCATATGCGTTAGTATAACACGCACACAATATATGTCAATTATTTATTTGAGTCTTCTATACGAAGTACTGCATCTCGAAGGCTTAACATCTTCTGTGCTAATTCTTTAGATGATATTTTTTCTTTTAAATATTTTTCATAACTAGAGACAATAATCTTTGACTCACGAAAAAGTACTGCGTACAGATGATCAATACGTTTTTGTTCTTCAGTCGTCATACTATTATTTATTCTATTGATGTTGTGTCGTCACGAATAAATTTAATAACTGATGACATATAGAACGATCTCCATGCTTGAATATTAATATCCCATACACCTACAAGATCACCTCGACCTGCTGAAAAGAAATTACTTCTAATAGCTGATTGTGAATTAGGTACTAAATTTTCATTTAGTGTACATTGCAGTCTACGTACAGTACCTGTAGTTTTCTTAGTAAAATATACTGTACAAACTCCAGATAAATTTTCATTAATAACTTCTTGAGTTGAAAGATGATCTGTTTTATATGAAATATCTTTAGTTATAACAGTAGTATCAATAATATAATCAACACTTGGATCAAAGATTGTTATATCTTGTAATAATCTTTTAGCCAAAAGAAAATTTTCATATGATCCATAATTTTTTTGAATAAACAATTTATATAATATATCATTTTTTTCAATACGATTATATGATTCTTTTTGTATAGAAGAACCAGTATATGGAGCAATTAACTTATTTTGACCAATACTATTAGAATCTAATAATTGTTTTGTTAATTCAATATTAAAAGCATTATTAGATTCTTCTGCCATTAGAACTCCAATATGTAATTTTGATTATTACTAACCATATTTTTTACTTTTAATTTTGTAGTTTGTATATACTCCATAACTGGCTGAATGTACGGAGGAGGAATCATTACAAAAATTTGTGCAAACGGTTCTTTCTGTTTCACAGCAATTTTACAAATTAACTCAGATAACGTCTTTGGACCATTATTTTCCATAGTCAGAGTATAAAAAGTTTTGAGTAATTTTTTGTTTTCAAGAATCATATTAATATTTATTTGACTCTTAAAGTTCAGTTGATATACTTACAGAAACTTTAAGTTGTTAGAGGGACTAAGTTCTCTAGAGAACTATAAAGTAAACTATAAAAGAATATATAAAAGAATATCTTAAGTAACTTTAAAGTACTAGTACTTTAGAGTACTCTAATAAACATTAGAATCTATAATTTCCTGGTTTAAAGTCACCAATCAAATTATTTTTTAGATCAGGTTTTTGAACATTTTGTTGAACATGTTCAACTGGTAAATTATTGAAATTTTCTCTAAGATTGCTTAGAGGACTTGGCTTTCCTCTATTCTTTTTTTCTAAGTCTCGTATAGTTTCTTCTAAGGATTTTATATTTCTTTTCATACATTTATTTATCTTTTTTTTCGGGTTTGTGGCGTTTTATAAATATTTTCATGTCATACGCATTCTTTAAAGATTTTACCAATAATATTCCAAACATTCAAGATCAAGTTGCATTTAAACGCCAACAGATGAATGAGGATGCAAAGAGTGATGCTTTAAAAGCCGAGACACAACGCATGCTTGC